CATATTTGCCGGCAATACATCCATGTTATGGAATTCCGTATGTCTGATCAGTTTTTTCATCCAGTCTTCCGGGTGCCTTGCAGTCATGATCCGATCTATTCCCTCTCCATCCTGTGTTCTGCAGTTCAATCCTCTTGATGCATCTCCCTGCTTATCGTTATCCACAATAAGCACTTTATTCCCCTGGCTTGCCAGAATATAGGCAACACTATTGGTGGTAACGGTCTTGGCCACGCCACCCTTTAAATTAATCACTGCAATTGTTCTCATACTCTTCCTCTTTTCTTTTTATTTTTTTCTTATGTGCCCTATTTCTCAATTTTCTGTCTGCTCTTTCCATCCAATCAGGCTTCCCATCTTCCGGTTCATTATCAAAATAGATTTCTCCATCATCATCTCTGTAATAGTGAAAATGTATTCCTGATTTTGTTATTGTTCCAAGATATGTCATTGCCCTTAGATCCTGTTCTGTGCGCAAACTCCATCCTTTTCCCCACAATTCTTTAGTTTCCACGTTTTATCATCTCCTCCTGGAGCCATTGCGAATATGAATGTACTCCGGCCAACGAAGAAACTTTCAGTTTCAACCGGTTGATTACTTCATAGACCTTTTTCCATTCATCTGCATTTTTGATATCTTTTCCCTTTGTATCTTTAAAGGCATCTGCTGCCAGATCTGAGATTCTCAATACTCTGGATGTCACGAAGGTATCTCTGGTATATATGCAAATCTCACATGTAGAACGAAATCTCGAAAGGGCTTCTATAAGTGCCTGTAAGTTACACTGATGATATGTACTACTACTATTTCCGAACCCTTCTCTGGTCTCAGTCCTGCCAGCGTACACGGCTTCTATTACATATCCGTATCTGCGCTGAACTCTCGCCTGGCACTGTTTATCTGTTTCCAGATAAATATTGACTTTCACAGCTTGATTCCCCCTTTCTTTAAATTCGTCTGTTCAATCTGATCAATGTGTAATGGCGGTAATTGTACCCAGTTACCGGATTTTTCCCCTCAAAGAGCTCTGCTATGTAGTAGCCTTTCTTAGGCTTCACTTTCTTAGGCCAACGTTTCAGCTCCTCTGGCTTTGGCTCTGGAAGCGGCATGTTCCTGGAATGGCTGTAGTTTGCTTCACTAAGTCTGGGCTTTGCCAGGGTTCCGTCTTTTTTCTTTTCCCTGGTTTTCTCATCCTTGGTGATGTAATCAGCCAGCTTCTGGAAATCCTCTTCCGGGCACTTACTCTTCCTGATCTGAGTTACATATACTCCACCATAGGGCCAAGCCCTTTCAACAAGACTTGCCGTATTTCCAATATCGTTGATAATACAATGTATATGCCAGGCTCCCTTCGTCCCCCGCTCAATGTTCCGGATCCAGAAGAGCACCCTGCCTTTTTTCCTGTAAATCTTTCTTAGCTTGTCCATCATTTTCAAAAACTGCTTCTTGGCAGTGTCCATATCTGGAGGTCTGTTCTCTGGCTTGTATGTAAATGTCACCCACAGATCACCTGGTGAAAAATATTCCATCAGTCTGAGTCTTGCCCTCTTGGATTTATTCCAGGCGTTTACTCTCTGAACATCTTCAGGAGTGAGCTTTCTCTTAGGCAGTCTCTCCTTCCCCTTAGCTCCATACTTGCCATCATGATTCTCTTCCACATACAGGATATCCTTCTTCTGCAGATACCAGATTTTACGCTTTGTTTTCATACCAAAAGGCTCCTAAGTTTAATATCTTAATCGAGTACTAAACAGGGGAATTTCACCCCTGATTTTTCTTACATTCTTGACTTTTTAGTGGCCCAATGATATTATGTAATTGGTTGATTACATATGGACCTGAGTCGATGCACCCCTTGCATCGGCTCTTTTCTTTAGTTTACATAACTTTCTTTTTTCTGATCTGTTCCAGCTCTTTTTCAACATCTTTTCCGCTGTATTCTGTCAGAAGCTTTCCAGAGATGTTATAAGTCCACTTGGTGGACATCTTAATCGCTATTCCAATCGGCAGTTTTCCCTGCTGCATCGCAACACGTACAAACTGCGGGGACGTGTTGAGAATTGCAGCAGCTTCAGTTGTCAATATTTTTCCTGTGTTCATTTTTCGCATCCTGCTTTCTTATTATTCCATTGATAAATCCGTAATCGGTACATTTGAAATAACCTCTGATTGATCCTGCTGCCCCCATGTGATTTCGATTGTCATATGAGGGCTCTTTCTGGTGTTTTTCACCTGTCTCTCCATTTTTCTAATGAGTTTGCTCAAGAAGCCATCCTGCAGTGCTATCTCATGAGGTATTTTGCATACGATTTTTATATGTTCCATCTTTACACCATCCTTTTCTTCCCATCACTTTTAACCAGCAGCTTTCGCTATAGCCAAAACTAATGCGATTATTGAAATTACTAATGAAATTGTTTGTAGCTTCATTCTCTCACCTCGTTTTCTGTCGATATATCTCTACTTTTTTCCTTTCTATGGTAATTTATTTCATACTGTGTTAAGATTTCCCTACCCTAAATAGAAAGGAGGAATCACTATGGATGATTTAACCAGGGAACAGCAGAAACTTCTTACCTCTATGTACAAAGAAGTTTTAAGCCGTCAGCCCGCTGTATCCTTTGACGAAGCAAATTACTTTGCTAATTCAGATGTAGTTATGGATCATTTCTGTCCCGACTCTGATTCTGATCATGTATCTTCTCTTTGCTGGTCACTTGCTTCTGCCGGATACATCACTTGCGAACCTGGCGAAGATCTTGCCAATGAGATCAAGCTCACCGATAAGACAATCATTTACATGGAAAACAAATTTAAAAATGGTCTTAAGAGTGTCCTTGAGTTCCTGGCACAGTTCAAATGAGTTTTTGGCCAGCCGCCTTATTCCGGCTGGCCATTCTCATAATATGCTGCATGTACATGCTCCGATGTTTTGTGAAAATTTAAAGCATGTGCCACATCTTTTGTATAAGTACATGGTGGACAATCACCCTTTCTCTTTGGATTTTTGTAACATGTATTTTTCTTGCAGGTTGGAACATTTCCATCACAAAGATATAAAACCCTTTTCTGCTCTTCTCCCAACAAGTACTCCATGTTCGTTTTGAACATTTGAGACATCTTTTT